AAATTGCCGGATATCTTTTTCAAACGTTCTGACATCAAGTAGTCAATTTCAGTCTGCGGAATGATTCCATAGTCAGTACGTGTGTCGGTAACGACAACATCATGCCTTTGTGCTTCTAATCGTTGCACTACATTGTGTCCAATCAGCCCAAGTCCGCCGGTTACTAGTATTTTCATTTGTTAATTCCACCCCATTTAAGAGTCCAGAAAGTCTGGTCTTGCTCACTGAGTCTAGCCATGACTTTGAACTTGTGTCCCCATGAATTGTAATCTAATGACTGTATCCAATAAGGTTTCTCTACAGCATGCTCCATTGTCCATTGCCCTGCTTCACTTTGTTGCCATTGCCATAGCGGCTCTGCGGCATACAATTCTGGATCTTCCACATCTCCCATGGAGAATTCGTGTACACATACGTCGTTATAACGCACAGCACGATCGCCGATGAGTTTTACTTCTTCGGCTTTCCAGTGTCTGTAATCAGATTCAGGTCTGTGTGCTATTGCCATACTCTAGTATAGCATAAGGATCAGTTGTTAGCAACCAAGTCGGCTGCCATTGGAAAGATTGCTGTGATGGCTAGAGCGCAAGCTCTTGCAATTTCCATGTGCTCTTTTTGTGTGCCATTGGCCGCACGTAGCTCAATGTAATGAATCCATGAGCGTAGCGTACCATTCATGTACATACGGCTAATAGTAAGTCCTTCGGGTAACACAGCACGGGCCTGTTCTTTGGCAATGCCATTTTTAATTGCCCAAGAGTATTCTTGTTTAACTGAAAACAGCACACGCCGCTGAGCACGTTCCCATTCAAATGCAATCAACCGTTGCTGTTCATCTGACAGATCTAGTTCTACACTGTTCTGACGATTCTTTGCGTCTTGGAATCGTGCTTCACGCAGAACAAACGCTTCGTCGAGTTCTTGTGTAGGATCAGCATAACGCTGAGAGAACTCTTGAAAACTAAAACTACGATGACGTAAGATCTGTCTTGCAATATCACGTGTGGTTGTAATTTCCATACAGGCCGAAACCATTTCCAGTGGGCTCCAGTGTTGGTGTCGAACTAGATACTTGATTAGTTTTTCACTGGTTTCTGTGTTGAGTTGATTGGCAGGATTGCTGACACGGGCGCAGTACGCAATTAGTTCTTGCGCATCTGCAACACCCTGGTCAGCAAACTCCTGGGTTGGTTGGCTGTAAGATACAAGTTGTATTTTCATAAACCGTTTAAGATTTTATTGGTTTCAGGTTGAACAAGATTGGCCACAGCACCAACATCTACCACAAAGTCTATGTCGCGAATTTCGTCATCTAATTCTGCAAGGGTACGAGTCAACATCACTTCAATTTCGTCCACACTCATACCTTGCTTTTGTAGTGTGGACAAGTTAAACGTCTTCTGACGACCGCCGTGAAATTTAAGAATTACTTTCTTGATACATTCTAACGGTACATCAGTTTTGGATACGTCGGCAATAATGTGTTCCCAAGCAGTCAGGAAGTCTTTATTGTGTTCCATCGGCAACAGCAGTCTTAACTTTGTTAGGGCCACGTGTGCGTTTTGCAGACACAGCCGGCTCGGTTGCTACTGGTTTGCTTTTGCTTGGGCGACTAACTGTGGGATCCATGCGTTCAGCATCTTTCTTCATACGTGCCGCTTCTGCGATCATTGACTTGGCATTTGCTTCCATTACCTGTGCTTGTGACAACATGTTGGCAGCAATGTCGCGATCAGTCAACGCACCACCTTCACCGGCTCGCAGTACTGGAGGAGCAACATAACCAGGTGCTGACTTGGCAGCCTGTCCGGCTTTGTATTCTGCTTCTGCTTTGCGTTTGACTTCTGGCGCTACCATTCCGCGGCTGGCATCATTTTGTGCCATACGCTTGATGGCTTCTTCGCCTTGCTTCATTTCATTCAACATCTTGTTGAGTTCATCTAGGCGAATTCTTGCATCGCCGGAAGGTGTAACAATGATGTCACTAGAACGTACCTTCTTGATCATGCGCTCTTGGTGCAGAGTTTCCAAGATAGGACGACCATCTGGGAAGTAACTGCGATGTAGCGCATCGGCAAATTCTTCTGCTGATTGACCAATTGTACTTTCCAATACCTTTTGCACAGAATCTTGCCAGTGTGCCTGTAGCGTTTCGGGATAGACAACTAGACTCATGTGATCTTCTCCGGGTACCTGACGGAACAAAATGCAGACCTTACGGTCACCGTGTTTACCAACGTGTTTCATAAATGCCATTGTTACTCTCCTTGTGTGTTACTGGCCGCAGATTCTTCCTGGGCCTTGGCTTGTGCTACTACTGCTTCAAGGAAACTGGTTAGTTTGTTGTAAACTTCTCCAATCTCCTTCATTTCTGCGGCACGGAAGGCACCGCGTGTGCTTGCTAAGTCAACGATATCTTTTAACAGATTTAAATCGGCGATAGTAATTTCTTTGTTTTCCATATAGATATTTAATAAAAAAATGTGCAGTGCAAAAGTTTTTTACTGTGGATTACACTCAAAACTGGTCACTTAGGACAAATTGATCATCCTAAACTAGATTAAAATTCCACCAATTGCTTTACATCTTTTGTTGGAACCCACATGACATTGTGAATGTCTTGTTTGACTTTTACCGGAAGATCGGCATGCACCAGCACACGTTTTTCCTGTGCTCTTACCACAGTACCAATGAATGGCACTCCAGTAAAACGGCCAAATACTCTAGTTCCAAGATCAAACTTGGGCCGCGGAGTATCTTTGTTTTTGTCGGCAAAGTATTCGGCATAGCCCATTATTCAAAATGCTCTTTTAATGTTTTTACACTTTCACTAATTGTGCATTTAACAATGCCTTGTTGGAATGTGGTCATGGCACAATGCATAGGTGTTGCATCTACAACTTGAATGCATTCTTCAATTAACAATTCTGCAAATTTTTCCAATGGAATATACACATCGTCGGGTAAGTTGTCTATTTTTAATCCTGCCTGCAATGCAAGATCGTGTAGTTTTTGTTTCATTTTTAAAATCTCATTTTAATATCAAGACGAATATTGCGATTTACTACTTCTAGTCTACCCAAGGTTACTCCGACCATGAATCCCAGCCGATTTTCATTAAGGTAATCAAACAAATAATATTGTCCTATCAGTTGTCCTATGAAAAACATATCAATTTTTTGAGTTGATGGATACGTTCCTAATATAGGATTAGTTTCGTAGTATATGGGGTTTCTAGAAAGGTATCTAGTCTGGCTCCAGTCCATTGTAGTAAGCACAGTATTAGCAACAAACACCACTTTTTCTACATCCGTCCAAGGCCTATTCTCTGCGTTAACATTGGTAAAGAATAATAGTAACAGTGATAGAATAAATTTCATTCTTCCTCTTCACCGAAGTAGGCATATTGTCCAAATGGTGGAACTATAGTTCTGGTGCCGTGCAAGATGAACACTGTTTCTGTATAGTTCTCGTCGCCCCATGAACCAAATGGGTATCCGTCTGTAAACATGACCAGTCGCTTGGGCTCAATCTCGTTGTCTTTCAAGTACCGGTACACACAATCAAAGTCTGTGCCACCACCACCTTCTGGCTCGTAGTCGCAGATAGTATCCAAGTTGTCACTGTCGTATTGTACAGGATTGTAAGTTTCTGTATCAAAACTAACAACATGAATTTTATATGCCGGAAACGATTCCATAATGCCTTGGACTTCACCAAGCATGTCCTTGGCCATCTCGTTACTAATGGAACCCGACATGTCGATAGCCACTGCAATATCGATCATGGGCTCTAACTTCATGCCCGGCATAATAGCATCCATGTCCCAACCTTTACGGCCGGTTCGCATCCAGGTATAGTCACTCTTAATAGTGCTTTCTAACTGCATACGGAGCAGTTCGCGCCAGTTCATTTTGGGCTCAGTCAAGTCCTTTAAGATACGACGAACACCTGCGGGCAAGTTGCCTGCGCCATCTGCGTCTGCGGCCACTGCCGCCAACATGGCTTCTTTAATCTCATCTTTAATTTGTTGACGATCTTCTGGGCTCAACTTGGGACGACCCCGGCCTTTTTTATCGCCTTCTTCACCTGAGCCACCGCTGTCGTCATCGCCCTCACCATCCAAGTGCTCGTCAATCATCTGTTCCATCAATTTGCCAATGTCGATCTTGTCTGCTTTTTCATACAAGATATCGTACACTTCCTCGGCACACAGGCCTTCGTATTTTTTGTCGTACAAGCAAGGAACACTGGTAATGAACTCGCCGACACCGTGCTTCTTCAAGTCCCCGTTCACACAATAGTCGTCTGCAATATTCCACAGCATGGGATCTCGTTCACCTCTGCGTCCAAAGTGGTCATATACACAATGCAACACCTCGTGTCCAAACAGGAATTCTACTTCTTTGGGTTTCAGCAGTTTAATGAATTTGCAGTTATAATAGAAGTTACGGCCGTCTGTTGCGGCAGTAGGGCACCATTCGTCTGCGTTGACAAGCTTCAACCGAGTTGCCAAGTTACCAAAGAAACTGGCCTTAAGCAACAGTCCCACACGGGCTGTGGTCAAAATTTCTCGTACTTCTCGATCCAGTTTAGGATCCATTTTACCTACGAGATCTTTAAACTTGTCGTTTTCTTTAGAGTCTGCAGTGGTACCTTTTTTGGCGCTCATAACATTCCTTTTGTTGCTTATGTATGTATTATAGCAGAATATGCATTATTCGTCAAGCTCAAACAGTTTTAGGATGACTCAACATAAACCAATTTAGTTCTTTGTCTGTGGCCACATAGATTCTATAATCATTGTACCGAGCACTGTATGCCCACAAAGGATTGACATCATCCGGCTCAAACAGCAGGGGATTGGCACTGCCGCTTTTGATCATGGCAACACGGGTTTCAACATCTTGGCTCCATCCAAATGTCTTATTAAACCATTTCCGACCATGATCAAAATCCAACACACCTGTGCCTTTCCAGTGTGCCTTTGAGAATTCAATCATGTACTGAAAGTATTCTTTTTGACTGTACCGCTTGTCGAGTCTAGTAATTTTGTATTTCATAATAAAGAAGCGGTATCTCTACCGCTTCCTTGTTTACGCTCTAGCCTGCAAAATGTACTTGCCGTACTTCTGGTGGAACTCGTCAAAGTTCTTCAGCTTGGTAGGCTGGAATGGCAAGTCGTATGTGGTAAGAGCAATACGAGCACCCATAACAACTAGTTCTGTCTCAAAGTTCTTCATCATGTAGCCCAGGAAGTTGTCAGACATAGTATGGAACTCTTTGTCTGGCACTTTACGGGCCACTGCATCTTTGAGCTCGTAGCACATACTGATGACCAAACTGTACATGGCACTGACTTCTTTAACAGACAGGTCGGTTACCTTGCCACTCAAAATGTCCTCGGGCTTGGGCAGTTTAGAACTAATCTTACGATGAGCCATAAACTTAACAGCAAGGCCTTCGCCAATTGTACCAGCAATTAAGTTGGTCAAAGTATCGTTGTCTGTGTCCTCGTCATCCAACAACTGGCTCACAAAGGTCCATGAGCGTGGAGTAGCAAAGGCACGGCTGGCACTCTTAGCGTCAAAGTCGTACAGGTCCTGTTTGGCAAAACTCAAATAACCCACAACATCTTTGTGGATGTTGTGTTGAACAGCCCAGGCCTGGTAACTGGCAAAGTCCACTTTCATCTCTTGGTGGATGAAACGATTGGCAAGCGGAGTAGGCATACGATAGGTAACGCCTTTGTCGCTTTCTCTGTTGCCGGCGGCCACCATAACAACATTGTCCGGCAGTTTATACTTGCCCACACGACGGTTCAAAATAAGTTGGTAAGCGGCAGCCTGCACGTTGCCTGCGGCACTGTTCATCTCGTCCAAGAACAGCACTACAATAGGATACTGGCTGGCAGTTTCCTCGTCCGGCAAGTCGATGGGAGGAGCCCAATCCATTTTGCCAATTTCTTTGTTGTAAAAAGGAATGCCTCGAATGTCTGTGGGCTCCATCTGTCCCAGTCGGCAGTCGTACATAATGCCACCTAGTTCGTTTGCAAGTTCCTCTACCAGTTCACTTTTGCCGATACCGGGAGGACCCCAAAGGAACAATGGACGTTTAACTTTAAATGCCTTGAGCAAGCTCTTGCGAGCCTGTGTAGAGGTAACTGTACGGGTATCTGACATAGTGTTTCCTTGTTGCTAGTGAATGTATGTATTATACGTTTAAACTGTTTTTCCGTCAACCAGTCTACGGATTCGTACACCCATGTCCTCGGGCGTGTCGCCTTTGCCTGTGAGCATGTAGGCAGTGTACTCTACCATGTCGGCCTGTTTGAACTCCAAGGCAATGCCCAAGTTCCGGAACACAAGGTTGACTTGTTTGAGAGTTTCTTCTACTGTTTTTTGCACAATGTCTACGTGGTCGGGGTCAACTTCGTCTTGCTCGTAGCCCATGTCACCCAACACGTTGTGAAAGGCTATTTGGTCGTCCATAATGCAAAACTTGCCAAACGCCTTGTTTAGGGCGTCGTCACCAAAGTCCTCAATGTGTTCACCAATGTCGTTGCTGTCGATCCAGGAAAGTTCTGTCTGTTTTGTGTATGTATGCATTGTTGGCTCCTTTTAGTTACTATACAAGTATTATAGCAAAATGGAATTTATTGGTCAATCGTTTTGTGTGTTGTGTTTTTACAACACGTTTCCGTTGCTGTCAAACACAACTGGATCATTGAATTCAGGGAAATCTAGCCCGTGCGGGGCCAAACATTGTGCTACTCTTAATAAGGTAATGCCTAGAATTTCAGCAATATCCTCGGGATCAAAATCACCCATAACATAAAGATTACTGATATTCCAATCTACTGGTTTTGTAGTATCTACATAATCGTCTGAATCAATATCAGGACCATCATCACATTCTAATATTAATCTAGTATCATAATCAGCATATTCAATAACGGGCATTATCGACTCCTTATTAAGTTACAATACAAGTATTATAGCAAAATGGGAATTATGGGTCAACCGGGCAAAAAGTGTCTATTTTTTAAGCAGAATGTAGTGTTGTTTTTACGCAACACTACATTGTAGGGCCGTTGCCGTTCCTAAACCCAATCTCACCACCTTCTGCTGTGATGCGCTTGTAAACGTCTTCCAACAAAATGGGGGCAAAGTCAGTCTGCTCCACGCATACACAATGATAACGCACATCGTCCTTGTCACTGTACAATACAGTTCCGGTCTTGGCATCAACGCCACGTGCCTTCTTTACACGACTAGCATGCAAGTGTCCGTGAATGTTGGTACCAAATCGACCCAAGCTGGCTTCATGCACAGGGATATGACTCAAGATCATCCCGTTCAACACATGGTATGCTCGTAACTCACGAAAGTACTCACGATACTCTGCATCAGGAAAAATGTCGTGGTTGCCACGGATCAACACTTTGTCTCCGTTCAACCTGGCCAATGTTTTCAAGGCCCGGCGGTTGATCACAACATCACCCAAATGGTACACCTTGTCCGAAGGACGCACACGGTCGTTCCAACGTTGGATCATTTCTTCATCCATCTCATCAGGATCCGTCCACGGACGCAATTTCACTTCAGGATCGTCAGGGTGTGTGAAGCGACAGACACCGGCGTGTCCAAAGTGTGTGTCGCTTACTAAAAATACTGCTGGCATCTTGTGCTCCTTTCTTTAAACAACAAGTATAGCACAAGATGATTTTTTGGTCAATCTCAGTATCTATACGTTTCTGGCTTGTATGGACCTGCAACAGTGACGCCAATGTATGCGGCCTGCTTTTCAGTCATGGTAGTGAGTTCTGCACCAATCTGCTCTAAGTGCAGTCGTGCAACTTTTTCATCTAGATGCTTGGGCAACAAATACAGTCGACCTGTTTCGTACTTACTGGTGTTGTTATACAGGTCAATCTGTGCCATCACTTGGTTGGTAAAACTGTTTGACATCACAAAGCTGGGATGACCAGTGCCGCAACCCAAATTAACCAGTCTACCTTCAGCCAACAAGATAATGCGCTTGCCACTGGGGAAGATAACATGATCTACCTGCGGCTTGATGTTCTCCCACTCACAATCCTTGATGCTGGCAACATCGATCTCTGTGTCAAAGTGACCAATGTTACACACAATAGCATTGTTCTTCATTTGATCCATGTGCTGGCGTGTGATAACATCTACGTTGCCTGTGGCAGTTACAAAGATGTCTGCTTTGTCTGCCGCGTATTCCATTGTGACCACACGGAAGCCTTCCATAGCGGCTTGTAAGGCACAGATAGGATCTGCTTCAGTGACCCAGACCTGGGCCGAAAGTGCTCGCAAGGCTTGTGCAGAGCCCTTGCCCACGTCACCATAGCCGGCTACTACAGCAACCTTGCCTGCAATCATAACGTCAGTGGCACGTTTGATAGCATCCACTAGACTTTCTCTGCAACCGTACAGGTTGTCAAACTTGGTTTTGGTCACTGAGTCATTTACGTTGATAGCAGGCATCCGCAGTGTGCCTGCGGCAATGCGTTCCAACAACTTGTGAATACCTGTTGTGGTTTCTTCTGTAACACCTTTAATGCCAGGGATGAGATCAGGGTGCTGATCATGGATATAACCAGTTAAGTCATGTCCGTCATCAAGAATCATGTTTGGTGTCCAACCATCTGGTCCACGCACAGTTTGTTCAATGCACCACCAGTATTCTGCTTCTGTTTCGCCCTTCCAAGCAAACACAGGAATTCCTTCAACTGCCAATGCCGCGGCTGCTTGATCCTGAGTGCTAAAGATGTTGCAACTACTCCACCGCACACTGGCGCCAAGTTCAATTAGTGTTTCGACCAGCACAGCCGTTTGAATGGTCATGTGCAAACTGCCCACAATACGTGCACCAGCGAGTGGTTTGGATCCTGCGTATTCGCGACGAATGGCCATAAGGCCTGGCATCTCGTGTTCAGCAATGGCAATTTCTTTACGACCCCACTCAGCCAGGCTGATATCTTTAACTTTGTAATCCATATTTTCCTTTAACATTCTATGTCTATGTGTCGACCTTTGTCTAAATCTAACCGAAGATTTCTACTAGTTCGATCTGCAATAATTTGTTCAAATCTACGTTGTTCAATAACACGGCTATAATCTTCAGACCGCTGTTTTTCTAACCGAGACTGATCCAACCGATACTGTTCTTGATTGTATTTTATAGCACTTTGTTCGGCTCTTGATATTTGCATTTTGATTAATCCCAATACATTTTATTATTTTTTTGAAAATAATAATCTTTTACTAAATCCATCATGTCGCTGTGATCAACTCTATACTGCTGGTGGTTCACAGATATTCTTACATAACTTGCTGGAGCACTCTCGGGCCTGGGCGTTGTGATTTTGTAATGAACAAACCAATGTTGATTTGGCGTTGTAAATGAGCAACCATTGTTGTCAAGCCAATTATCTAGTAGATATTCAAACTGTTCTGCAGACATTGCATACGTGTGTGCATGACTATCAGTAATACGTATGGTGATGTCAATTGATTGTTTATCTTTAAACAGATAAATTTTTAATGGTTTTTTAAATGGTAGCATGTTATTTATAAAATGGAGCGGGGTAAGAGAATCGAACTCTCAGCATTAGCTTGGAAGGCTAAGGTATTACCACTATACGAACCCCGCATATACTTGGTAGGACGTGACGGGATCGAACCGCCGACAGCTTCGGTGTAAGCGAAGAACTCTACCAACTGAGTTAACGTCCTAAAAATTCTTTACTGGTCTCGGTAGCAGGAATCGAACCTACGCTCGAACGTCCCAAACGTTCAGTGATACCATTTCACCATACCGAGAAAAACTTAACTGGGAATCATATGAGGCAAATAAGGAACTGCTCTGGGACCGTGTAGTTGTTGCAACAACTTGCGAGCCTCTTCTGCAGAGTCAGCACCCACACGAGCCTTAAACTCCTTGCCGTCGGGTCCTCTAACTGTTGCTTCGTATAATTTCATTTTGTAACTTTAAAATGGTGCCCAATGTCTGATTCGAACAGACGACCTACCGCTTACAAGGCGGTTGCTCTACCCCTGAGCCAATCGGGCGTGTTTCTATTTATATCGTGGTGCGAGTGGCCGGAATCGAACCGGCACGCCATTACAGCGGCAGATTTTAAGTCTGCTGTGGCTACCGATTACACCACACTCGCATTTCTAACTTGTATATATTATACAATAAATCAAGTTAATTGTCAACCTCTATAGAGATTAACTGTTCAAGACTTTTGCCACCGAGTTCATCACTGAGGCAATACGGCCAATGTCACGAAGTTGTTCTACAGAGTAGCCTTCGGTCTTTAATGTTTCGTAATGTGCTTTCACACAGAAGTGACACCGGCCCACAATACTTGCTGCCAAACTAAATGCTTCAAAGTTTGACTTAGTAGTTCCGCCATGTGACGCAATGGCGTTCATGCGTAGCTGTGCTGGCAATCCTTTCAATGCAGGATCATCAGCCATTTCAACATAGGGATACCATACGTTGTTCTGTGCCATAATGCTTGCGGCTGTCATTGCCGACTCTGCGTGTACTGGAGCATCTGCTAAAATTACTGATAGGATTTTACCGTTGCCGGTTGCAGCCAATGCAGCCACAGCACAACCCATGGCCACATCTGCATCTAGTGTGCTACGTAACAGTACAGCATCAAGATTTAACTTGGTATCTTTGGCATAGCCTGGCAATGCACCTTTTACTGCGTCAATAAAAGCCATTATTTTCTATCACCAAACAACTGCAACAAGTTCAAGAACAAGTTGATAAAGTCCATGTACAAGGTCAGTGCTCCACGCACTTCTGCTGAATCGCTGGTTTCCATACTGAGTTCTTCACGAATCTTCTGTGTGTCGTAAGCAGTTAAGCCAAGGAAGATGATAATTGCCAATGCTGAAATTACCATCTGCATCACTGTTGATCCGATAAAGATATTCACAATGCTGGCAATGACAATAGCAATCAATCCTACAAACATAAACTTGCCCATGCTGTCTAGACTCTGTTTGGTAAAATAGCCATAGCCACTCATCACTCCAAACAAGATGCCTGCACCCATGAATGCTGACACAATTGATCCCATGGTGAACACAGCAAAGATCATAGCAAAACTTAATCCCATCAAGGCTGCAAAGCCGTGCAAGCATAACTGTGCTACACCTTTACTAGGATTATTACCTAGCACATAGCTGACACCAAAGATGGCTGCCAGTGGTGAAAAGATCACAATCCATTTCATTACACCTGTAAAAAAGAATGCCAGCAACTCTGGACTAGAGCCCACAAAGTAACTCACAAACATTGACACAATCACAGCCAGACTCATGTGTCCATACACACGGCCCATTGCAGAGTTGATTTCACTGGCAGAACGATATGCGATCCCACCTGTATAACTTGTTCCAAACATAATTTTCTCCTTAAAATTTACCTGATGCTAGTACGATTTGACAAATATGTTCTAATCGTTCAATGTGTTCAAATGCCCGCCACGGGCTGGTATCTATAGCAACTACACCGTGACCTTTGATGCCCACAATGTCAAAACCAACAGTGCCATCTTTTCTTAGCCAGAGATTTTCATGGCAACGATCCGCAAGCTCTTGACTAATTGGAGGCACGTCGCCTACGTTCTTGGCCACTTTTGTATAGCGACTAAGTTCAGGAAAGCTGTCAGCAAGACTGCTTAGTTCAATACCACGATGCATGGCAGCTACACAGTAGGTAGGGTGTAGATGAACCACTACCCTGACATCAGTACTGTGCTGACCCATTGCTCGTTGTAGGCCAAAATGTAGGGGAATTTCTCCACTGGGCTTGAGATTGGCGCTGATGTCAGAGTAAGGCTCTTCTCTCCATGCTAAACTGCTGACAATCTTGATCTTTTTAAATTGGTCAGGTTGCATGGTCTGCTTACGGACGCCACTGGGTGTGATATAAAAATGATCACGGTCGTGATGACGAATTGACACATTGCCATCACGACTGGTAATCCAGTTGCGTCTATATGCTTCAACCAAGGTATCGCATATAGTTTCTAACATTACAGAGTCTCGCCACCTACTGTGCGGTTACATGCACACAGTTCACCTGTTTGCAATGCATCCAATACACGAAGTGTTTCTTCTGGGCTACGACCCACGTTCAAGTTGTTCACAGTAACGTGTTGAATTTCATTGCTTGGATCCACAATGAATGTTGCACGTAATGCCGCACCTGCTGGAGTATAGAACACACCTAGTTGTTCAATCAAGCTCAACTCACCACGCTGTGTGTCAGCAAACTGATGATGGGTGATCTTCTTTAGATCTGCGTGTGCTGTTTGCCAAGCAACTTTACAAAACTCATTGTCTGTGCTACCTGTAAGCAATACAGCATCACGATCAGCAAAGTCTGATGCCAACTTGTCATAGGCCACAATCTCTGTTGGGCATACAAACGTAAAATCTTTTGGATAGTAAACAATTACTTTCCATTTGCCTTCAAACGATTCGTCTGTAATTGTATAGAAAGCATCTTCTGGTTGTCCGGGACGGACACCTGTGACTGCGAATGGGGCTAATTTGTCGCCAACTGTTTTCATGTTATCTCCTTTGTGTTGAATGAAAATGTTTGCAGAAGTTGTTCTGCATGTGTGTATTGTACAGTTATTTACATGAGAAATCAACCATCTCTCATGGTTTCTACTGAATATATTTCTATGGCTGCCATAGAAAAAATCAATAAAGAAAACCCGCCAAAAGGGGTTGGGTGGGTATTTTAAACTAGCTCAGAAGCGTGGGTCTTGCTCATTGAGATCTTAACCACTGAATTAGTCGTCGATGCAAATTATAAAGTTTTTTACTAGATCCCGGATCTTGTTTTAATATTTTTTTTCGTATCGCTCTTCGAAATGTGCCACGTGGTTTTTTGGCGAGTCGAAATGCATCTATAAAATTCGTTTTTAATTCTTCAATTACCTGTTGCTGAAAAATGTCGCTAAAAAAATGTTTTTTGTTAAAATCCGCTATGCGTCTAATTTCTAGTAAAAATTGATCAAACTCTGGTGCGCCAAGAGAATTAATTTTATTCATGCTATTGATAATTTTTTCCAGTCTTAGCAAACTATCTGTCTCTTGATCATAACTTTCGTCGATCCAAGGATCAAATGTTTTAAATCCGTAACTTCTTAGATATTCTAAACTATGCGGGCCTGCTGCCAACACAAATGGATGTCCGCAGGCAATTGGTCTCAGTGTTTTTTCTGTTAGGTGAATTCTTGAGTCGTCGAATATAGTTTCTGAAACTACACTTATTGCAGTTGAATTAAAATCATCATGATTGTACAGTGCGCTCTCGTTGCTACCACATTGGTTGTCCTTGAGCAGATCTAATACAGTGATATCTTTGAGTTCAAAATTTATATTTTTAAATTTGTGGTCTCGGTAATGATATCCTTGATCACCTTCGGACATTCTCGATATACTGATTTTACTTTGTTCATGCAACCCATGTTTGACCAGCAACTCCAAAAACTTTAATCTGTATTCTCTAGTGTTGCCCCAGGCACGATTGTATATTAGGAATTTTTTACAAACTTGAGATTGCGATGTTAGCCGAGCATCTATCTCGGCAAATCTATACCAGTCACGAGCAATAATTGCATGGCACCAATAATAAACTGGTAAAAAATTATTTTGAGAATACTGTTCTAAGTCAACAGAATTTTTTTCAGAATGCAGTAAAATTGCCTGTTCATAAAGAGATCCACACAATAATGGTATTGACAATAAATTTTTATCAGCTGCCGCTTGACTGCTTATTTTGGCCACAGTGGGTTCGTTTAACGCAATGTGTAATGACACAGGATCAATATTTGTATAAAAATCATAATGCAATGGCTCTTGGTCGTGCGCAACAACTGGAATGTTAATAAAATATGTTAGGCCGTCAACGCCATTGGCGTCAAGAGCAGTCAATGTATCAAGATCAGTCAATGTATCAAGATCAGTCAATGGTCTAAGGTCAGAAATATCTTTACTACCGTGAGGATAAAATCTGTAAAATGCTGTTGGAACAGGTATAATTGATTGCACCCAGTGGTACAAATTGTCTAAGGGAATGTTCATGCCATTGGATTTTGTCTTTGAATAAAAGGTAATTTAATTCTGTTACGAGGATAAATTACCAAAAACCCTAGGCAGTGTTTAGACTGCCAATGCTTCCTTGGCTGTACGAGCAGAGAACTTGACGTTCTTACCAGAAACAGTTACGGTTTTGTTTACGTTTGCATTTACGTTTTTTGCTTCTTCGGCCGAGTTTCCCCAACCCTACGGGTTTCACATTCCCGAGCTGTCCACTTCAATACTTCTGACCCAATCGATAGCCTGGTCACCCCCACCTAAATATACCTTATACACTTAGGTGGAGGTGGCGGGAGTCGAACCCGCGTCTTGAATCCATTTTTATCGGCTTCATACAGCAATAACACTTATTTATAATTGGTTGCGGGGGAAGGACTCGAACCTCCGGCTTCCAGGTTATGAGCCTGGCGGTCTACCACTGACGTACCCCGCGATAAATTGGCGGAAGCGGTGAGATTCGAACTCACGAGGGACGTTAATCCCTGCTGGGTTAGTAATCCAGTGCCATCGGCCACTCGGCCACGCTTCCTACAGTTGTTTTATGGCAAAATTTCGCTGGATAACACACCAGGTTGTGTGGCTACCCAGTTTGTGTATTCAGTTGCTCTTTCAAGCGTGGGCCATGTTCTTTCAACAGTTCGATTACCGTTTTCGAGTAGTATCTCTGTTGGCCACTCACCAATCCCTTCTCTCCATGTTATCTCTTTGAGAACATTTTTTGCGGCCTCTGTTAATACGTATCCTGCTTCTACGAGTATTTTTGTTTTATACATTATATTTTCCTTTAATAAATGTGCTAGAATTTTTCATTGATTCTGGCACGATAACTTGCAGTTGATAATCCTTTAAACCGATCTGCCGCATAACTGGCAGCAAATGCATTGGGTTTAACTGATGGAGTTACATTACACGTTCCTTTAATGTAGCCAACAGCCTGTGATATTACACAACTTGACCCATATTTATTGTCTGGATTGATATCTAAATGTACTTCAACATGACGATTTTCTAATACTTCGCCCAATTTCAAATACAGTTCCGATACTTTGTAAACTTCATTCATCAGACGCATACTTGGACGTGATGTTTTTTGATCAAAGTCCCGTTCACGATGTACTTCACCAAACAGTTTGCACCCACTGTTACCATTGATATGCACCACAACTGCCAACACATAATCAGCATACCAAACACCGTTTACACGATGCCGCACAGAATCACACCCAAGATAAATCTTAGTCTCGGGAGTTTGTTCTTCAATGAACTTTTTTACTTTAACAAGATTTATCTTTTCCATAATATTGTACCTTGGTGCGGATGGTGAGACTCGAACTCACACGCCTTTCGGCGACGGCTTCTAAGACCGTTGCGGCTACCAATTACGCCACATCCGCATTGTTTTTATTTATTGACCGAGTTTTGTTGCAAATGATTCAAACGTGCGGTCCATGGTTTTGATATTTTGCAAATCTAATTTGTAGTCACCAGACTTACTGACCAGATGTTTTTGAACCAATTCAGGCATGGCCAGTTTGATTGCTTGATTCAGGTCCTTGACAACTTGATCTCGCACTTCCCGAGGAGTGTCTTTTCTTATAAAGAAACTGTATCCTGCCACTAAGTTTTGATAGTCAGAGAATCCGGGACTTGTTAAATTAGGCAAATCTGGAAAGTCAGTTGACTTCTTGTTGTCAAACACAAACAGCGGCTTTAGTGTTCCGGCAGTGATGTGTTGATTAATATTACCGTAGCTGATAACAGCAAAGTCAAGTTGATTGTTTAAAATATCCACAATTACCTGAGGTATACTTTTGTAGTTGACCAAAATTCCTTTGACTTTCATCTTGTCTATGGCCAATGATCCGTAAATGTGAAGAGGACTTCCTGCTACAGTGCTACCATATGTTAGTCCTTTTTGTTTGCCTAGTTCTGCTAGCTCAGTGAGATTCTTGATGTTTCTTTTGCTGTTAGTAACCAATACCCATTGTGGAGAATAGAAATGTGACACTGGTTCAAAATGCTGTTCGTAATCAAATCCTGTTGATGGTTTTGCACTGGCATAGGCAGTTGATGCGTAGAACAAAATTGTATGCCCGTCTGCAGGGGCCGACATCACATGTTGAGACGCTATGGCAGCGGCTCCGCCGGGTTTGTTCATTACTACAACGCCAGATTTCCAGATTCCGTCTAGTTTTTCTGCCACAGTTCTTGTGATAAGATCAAGTCCGCCGCCTGCTCCTGTGGGAACAATTAGTTGTACAGGTTTCTCAGGAAACGACATTGCAGTGGCGCTGACACTTATAACAAGTGCGGTTAATAATGTTGATACAATTTTCTTCATGGTTGCTTTCTTTAAAATTAATTACGATCCAATGTCGTATTCCTTGCTCCAAATAAACGGCAAGTCATATAACATATTTTGCCGTTTAGTTCGAAATAGATTGTTATGCTTAAAATGATTTACTAGTGTTGTTTGGTTGTATAGATTATATACGCCTTTTAAGAAGTTTGCGGCCTCGGGTCGTCCAGATTTTAGATCTTCAACCAGGAATCTACTCTCCGGTGATGCTGTCTCGATGTCTTGCCAAGAACCGGTTAGATTTACATTTGAAATTCCTGCTAAACGTTCACTTAGCATTTTCTGCGATCGACTCACTCCATAGTTTAATTCCTGGTGTCGCCCGCAATCTAAACTCATTTGTTCAAATCCTTTGGTGGTTTTTTTATAATTGGCCTCAGCCAGCCCGCCATTGTGTAACTTTAGTTGATTTTGTTGAATGTACTTTTTAACATTGTTCTTGAACACATGACTTTGTTTGACAGCCAGCACTGGATCTAAAAAGAACGCTTCGATATGTGGCCTATTAAACCCTTGATCTAAAACCATTGCCAGTTGTCTACTAAACCATCGACCGTTTCTATAAACAAGTCTGGGTTTTTCGTACCCTGTGATGCATTTGAAAGTGTGCCCGCTGTACTTTTGGTATACCGCATCTTCTGTTGTGGTAAATGGAAGATTAAAATATCTAACTAACTCTGTTCTCTTGCTATTAAAAATCCAGTCTTCGCTGTTGACAAATGGATTGTGTTTGTTAGGTGCTCGGGCATCCAGCAACGTTATTTCGGTATGCGGATCCCAGTGATTCTTTTTTACCCATTCATACGCACTGGTAGGGAACCATGCAAATTCTTCTGAGGCAGCAACAATTATCTCATCTAGATGTATTTTATGTTTGGCAAATACATTGTAAATGGTTTGGCTGTCAAACCCACCACTGTAGTATAGCACTAATTTTTCGTATTTGTTCCTGAGCTCAAAGGCTCGATACGCCATTAAATTATCAAATGAATCAGTTGATTCTGTAGTCCAGTCAACCTTATCGTATTGATCTTCGTTTAGATAGAACTTGACTGGATGCCCAGTTTCAGTAGAGTTTATCCAAGCAAGATATACATTGTTATAAGGTTGGTTGTTTACAGTGTAAAAAGCGTTCATTTATTTTTATTTAAATTGGCTCCCCAACGTGGGCTCGAACCACGGACCAACAGATTAACAGTCTGCTACTCTACCGACTGAGCTATTGGGGAATAATCTTACTTGCGTTCTTTAGACGAGAATGATGCAGGTGTTGCCTGTGCATCAATCATGGCTCTTTTAAATCCGTTGCGATCGTGTTGATCTTTAAACTTTAACAATGCCATCAATGTTTTTGTACGTTTGCTTAGTTTGAATGCTGATGTTGTTTTCATTTGTTTCCTTTGGGGTATTTATTTGGGTAAAATTGCGATATAAATATCTGTATGCAAACGCAAACACAAGATTTTATTTCAGTTAGTGGACATCTACAAGTGCATCTGTCACTTAGTGAGTATAACACATCTTATATTTTTGTCAATGATATTTTCAATGATCGGCTAATTATGCGTTACTTTAGTGATCATGAAACTGCTGTCAATTGGATCAAGACTCTTAAAGACCACTATTGATCATATGCTGGGGAGAAGTATGGGAATCGAACCCATATTAACGGAATCACAATCCGTGGTGTTGACCTTTACACTAACTACTCCGTAATTGGTCTCGCTTGCAAGAATCGAACTCACATTCAAGAGGTAGAAGCTCTTTGTATTATCCATTATACTAAAGCGAGAATGGCAGAGGGTACTGGATTCGAACCAGTGATCATGGAGTCAAAGTCCAATGCTTTAGGCCAAACTAAGCTAACCCCCAGTAATAATTGTTGGAGCGGGATAGGAGAATCGAACTCCTGACTAAACCTTGGCAAGGTTTCGTTTGACCATTAAACTAATCCCGCATGTGGTGGTGATGAGTAGAATCGAACTACCACTGGACTCCGTATGAAGGAGGCGCACTACCGTTATGCTACATCACCGATCAGTCGAAGTAGTATTCAAGATCAGAGAGACCAGCCACGTTAGAATAATCTAAGCCGTGTATGTAAGACTCGCGACGCAAGTCATTTCCGGGAACCAAGTCTCGGCGAATGTGTGTCAATTCCATACATCCAAAAACGCCATCAGTGTCATAGCCCACGTGATTGTTGCCGTGTACGTGTACAATGGCATAGTGCTCTTGCCACCGCTCCACAGCCTGTTGCCATTGTTTGCTACGATTGGCACAGTTGTGCCATTCCATTGCAACGCCCACAATACGGTCGCGATGTTGTACGATACTTTCAATCAAACTGTATTCACCACCTTCAATGTCCATCTTGATGAACACCTGGTCTACGCCCATTCTGTCTAGTGCTCGTGCAAAGTTTTCTGGCCCAATGAACTCTGGCCAATGTTTTACGTTACCTTGAAAGAATTCATCGTACATGGCTCGAATATCCAAGTGTCCACGAACAGGCGTATTGATGCTGATACGCATGGTATCTCTGGTGACACTGGCGTCATACATCTGAATTGGATCCTGTGGCTTGAGATCATGCCAGTCTTGGTCAAATGTAAAATCGTCACCTAGACCAAAACTTAGTAGGCCCTGTGCTTGTTCCACTGCTGAACGTGGCACAATGTAGCCGCCATCCATTTTTCCACCTAATCTAATTAGGTCAGGCACTGCAACGGGGCAGAGCCAATGTAGTTCTTGGGGTAGTTTAATTTTCATAATTTTATTTATTGACTGGTTTTACACACCATATAAAAGCACACTATATGCGCCCTGGTTGTTAAGCGTCACTAACAGCCTGCAACCACGCAGGGTAGCCGTGTAATGTGCTTTTATATGGTAGGGGTGCAGGGGAACGATCCCTGTTTTACGGATTAAAAGTCCGTTACTTCACCTTAAAGTTTCACCCCCAATGGTTCTTGTTTTTGTGCTCGTCGCAAAGCCTTGTTGGTCTTGCGATGCGCACCTGCTTTGCGAAATAGTGCAAGACGAACGAAGCAGTTACGTTCGCGCACGATCGGTTTATGTTTCATACAATTTCCTTTTATAAAATGGTGGAGGATGCGAGAGTCGAACTCGCGAATGAGCCTTGCAAAGGCACCGGTTTCCCACTAGCCTAATCCCCCAATATGCTCTGCATCCCCCGGCGGTAATTATAGAGTATCAAGATATGACGCTATCATACCCATCACACACTCCTTCCACCCGCTTCCCGGCAGGGACCGTTCTCGCATTGCCAGCGGCCTTTGGGTTCGAAGACTACCACCCGTAGCTGTCACACTACTTCTCATCGTCAGGGTCTGACTATCCGGAGACACCCGGAACGTTCTGGTGGAGATGATAGGGATCGAACCTATTGTGACTAAGTCGGAGGATTTACAGTCCCCTGCCATACCATTACGGCGGCATCTCCATGTGTGGTACTCGATAGCGGAGTCGAACCGCTCTTGCCTGGATGAAAACCAGATGTCCTAACCGATAGACGAATCGAGCAAAAAGAGGAGAGCCACGGTTGCAGGACCTAGTGTCTCGTTGCCGAGAGAAGTGTCCAGGCGATGCGGCTCTCAAAACTTGGCGGTCTGTGGGGGAATCGAACCCCCGTAAGTGGATAGACAATCCACAGTAATAACCTCTATACGAACAGACCAAAATCTACTATTTTAAAACATACTAAAGGAACCATTGTGCATCTATGTCTACCTATAGGACCGTCTCCTATAGACCTGCACGGTCATTACTGCCTACATGCTCCGCCGCTTTTCTGGACATTTCTGCCCGGTTTCATAGACCTAGCTTGAGCGTGGGCGGCCCCACAGTCCTCGCCTTAGATCCCTAACGGTGTAGGTAACCTTTAATACGTTTTAAAATAGCAACCCTTGCAGGTTACCAAAAACAACAACTTTTTAAAGAACGTCTAGTTAATTTCCTAACTAGTCTCTAGTATAACACAATGGCTATATCTAGTCAATTTGTTTTGCAAAGTCCCTACACTGTGTAGGGTTATTTGCAGATCCAGCTAATTTCTTAACTTGTTTCTATTATAGCAAAACGGCATTAAATGGTCAAGTTAGTACTTTAGTATACCCTACAGCAAGTAGGGTTATTATTGGCGTACCTCCAGGGACTCGAACCCCGACGAACAGTTTTGGAGACTGTCATGCTGCCATTACATTAGGGATACATTATTTGGTAGCCTGTAGAGGTAACGATCCTCTGTCGCTCGATTATCAGTCGAGTGCTCTACCATTGAGCTAACGGGCTAAATTTTTGGCGGGTCCTGCAGGAATCGAACCCACACCACTTGGTTCGAAGCCAAGCATGATATCCATTTCACCAAGGACCCTGATTGGTAGGAACGATTGGACTCGAACCAACCACACCCAGATTTTCAGTCTGGTGCTCTACCTGATGAGCTACGTTCCCACGACGTGGCGGTGTGACTCGGACTCGAACCGAGAACCCGGATTACGCCGAGCGACGGTTTAGCAAACCGCTCCGATACCATTACGGGACCACACCGTTGATCATTTTCAAATACTCTTGTTGTAATTCTTCCCAATTTAAAATTATGTCTTTGTACCGATACGGACTTGGTTGATGTACATGACCAACTTGCAATTTGTTGTAGCGTAAATCTAATTTATCAGCAACAAATTTTGCACCTTTATCTATTAGATCTTCATAATAGATGGTTACAACTTTTTTATAACCGGACAAGATTAAATTACTTGCCCACATCAAATTATTCACTAACTCAATAAATTCTGCTTTATCAAAAACCAGTGGCTCTACAATCTTGTTGCTGTAATCTTTACCACTCCATTCATCAACTAGTAGAGCTACGCACATACTCATCAGTTGGGCAAATATATCTCGTCTGAGACTCAGTATTAATGTCACAGTTGATTTATCTAAATCTCTAATTTCTATGAGATTATGAAGATGTATCACTGTGTTTTGATCTTTAATACCCTGCTGATATTTTTCTTTGTTGGCTGGGAGCCATATTGCATATGCGTCAGCTAATCCCCCTTTAGTGCCTATAGGTCCGGTCAACATTTCTAATATGATGTGACTTCCGGTTCTTCCAGGAGAATAAATTACATATATGTTATTCATTGTTGTATTTAAAGATTGATATTGTTGGCGGAAGACGGAGGAGTCGAACCCCATCCCTGTTAAGAGAACCTGGTTTTCAAGGCCAGTCGCAGGACCAACCCCGCTGCATCATCTTCCTAAAATATGTTAAAGATTTTTAAAAACTTTTTTTATAATTGCACTGCGATCCAGTTTGGAACTGGCACCCAATACAATGACTGCGTACTGTTGTTTGTTGTGTTCTACCAGCATGGCCACACACCATCCAGCAAGATTGGTAAATCCAGTCTTGCTCACGTCTACACGGTCAAACTCTGTCAACAGTGGACGGGATGTGTGAATGAGATTCACAGAGCTGCCACGAGTTCGATCCGACTTTGTTAACTGTACAGTAGACTGTCCGCTGGCTTCTTGTATAAACCAATAGCTGGCAGCAATCTGTACCATTTCTACTAGATCCCGTGCAGTGGTCACATTGAACACACCTAGCCCCGAAGGATCTACAAATTTAGTATCTTGAAGATTCCACATCCGGGCATGTCGATTCATTTCAGACACAAAGGCAGATCGGCCACCAGGATAGTTCTGTGCAATGGTTTCGGCTGCTCCGTTGTCACTGCTAACCAGCATGGCCAGCAACAACTGTTCTCTGGTGTATCTGCCAGGCGGCAATCGACTACCAGTGTTTTTTCTCAGCACCAACTGCTGTTGAAGATCTCTGTTGTGATCCAATGCAACCATGGCAGTCATCAACTTGGTCACACTGGCCATTGATCTGATTTGATCACTATTTTGGCTCAGTTCCGTGCGCTGTGCATTGATGTTGTAGACCAACACAGTGGGCTCACGTGCGTGGGCCGCCGCATTGGATAAGACTGTACAAAAAAACACTGTGGCAAATAGTTTCATATCTTTATTTTGTAAAATTGGAACACAGGACAGGACTCAAACCTGCATGATACGGATTTGCAATCCGTTGCGTAATCATTCCGCCACCTGTGCATATACGTCAAACACACTGTTTCCAATGTGTGTATTAAAGCACTCTAAAATACTTAGGCTGCCTGTTCTTAAAGAATGCTTTAATACGAACTAATTTTTAGTCCCACAAGAGGGATTCCATCCTAGTCGCCGCCCGTTTGTGCTTGTTTATAGTGTAGCACAGGACCTCGTTTCCTGTCAACACTTTAGGATCTATGCTGGAAGTTGATTCTTGACTCGCATGCGAGTTTCGAGCATCAACCTAGCACGTTCCAACTTTTCCCGAATCAACTTTTCACGTTGTTCCGGTGTCAGCGTGTGCTCTGTTGTGTACTTTACTTCACGCATTCGTTGTTTTAAATCTAATTTCTTCATTTTTCCTTTTCTAAAAACAAAAAACCCTAGGGTTTTTAATCCTAGGGTCCTTGGAGTTTGTGTGTAAACTTTTATTTACGACATGGTCTCCTGGACCCTGGTACCCTCTGGTGTGCGATCATATGACATGCTATTAATTGCCGACCAAATAGAGGGCGCGAAGCCGGCCTGTTTGGCTGAACAATTTGACATAGAATGTAATACGTTTGTTTGCATTTTTGTTTCTTTAAATTTACATACACCTTTTTATTGGCGCATGTGTGTATTGTATAGGTTTATTTATACAAGGTCAACCACTTGGTTGCTCAAAATACAAATTTTTTTCAAGATATTTGCCTTAATAAGTACACTATGCAACAGGCATTCAACGGAGTACACAGCGGCGAGATTTGGAATCAAAGCCAATGTCTAGTACACGAATACAACATCAATAACACAATATATCAAATACTACGCGATACCGGGTTTAGTGTAACTGACAATCCACGGATATGGAAAAAATCAAACCAAACAGTGATCGTCTGCCTGGTTGACGATATACGAAGTTGTAGTACAGACTATCACAGTGACTTGCCCTACTTGTTTGATGCCAATACCACAGTCATAACCGACAACTATATCACTTGTCCCACACAGTACCGTGTGGTAAGATTGCCCGCTAGTTTCTTGGGAATCTATCACTATGTGCCCAGCAATTACACATGGCGGCCAGAACGAGATTTTTCTTTTGCAGTAAATCGAATTGACCAACGCAGATTTATGCTGATGTTGGAAATCGGACTCAGAGTACATTTGCACAAAGGCCATGTAAATTTCAACTGTTATCGTCCAGGAAATTCCGTAGTGTCAGACCCTGCTCTTATTTCCACAACCCGGGCATTAGAACATTGGAATGACCATTGGAACCAGACCAGCAACGAAGACAAATCAAAATATCAAAAAAGTTATGAATTGCTAACAGCACAAATGCCTGTGCGCAATTATGAAATAGAACATGATGAAATTTTTAATCGGTCATATGTTAACATTGTGGCCGAAACCTACAGCAGTGACAACAACATATCACTGAGTGAAAAAATATTCAGAGCATTAGTAACACCTGCTCCGTGGACCGTGTCGTCGGGTCGATACACAGTGGCCTATTTAACTAGCTTGGGATTTGATACTGTGTCAGATCTAATAGACCACAACCATTACGATAGACTAATAGAAGTGCAAGAGAAGCAACGCATATTTGTATGGAAAAGCCTTGAAACTATTAAATCATTGAAGTCTCAAGATCTAGCTCTGCTACAAGACAGATGTCAACGTGCTGCCACACACAATCAAACTGTATTGGCCGTAATGGCTGCTCGGTGGCCCAATGACTTTGCTCAGTGGATCAGCATACTTACACAAACGCTAACCAATCCACAGGCGATCGGGCCCATTCAGTATCAAATTTAAAATTCTTAACTTGTGCGTCAAGATAATTTTGCATCATTGTCAGTCTGAGATCACTACTGTGCAGATGGTGGCCGGTGCTTTGATCGCCAATTTCTAACCACTCAAGTCCGTAGTCAGCACCAAACTGTGTGGCAGTAACTAATATTGTTGTGTTGTTGGCATCAAATTGGGTCAGTCTTATCAAGTCTTGATCGTTGTTAATTTGCTGCCAAGTGTTGTATTGTACAGCGTTCGATGCTGTGCATGTTATAACAACACTGACTGTGGATATTTTGGGATTTAGTTGCAGTGTCATCAGTCGTGTGTCGCCACAATCAACTACGTACTGTTCATGTTGTTGGTGTATCAACAAGGGCTTTCGTATGGGCTCTTTGTGTAAATTTTGATAAAAATAGTTGACCCGCAGTAATTTTGCAATTTCGTTTTGCAGTCCCGCCGGCCAAGACAACAAATCAGTGCCATACAAATCTAATGCTTGATTTACCACAGAACAAGATCCTTCGAGTGTCTGTACCGGAGTTAGTTGTGCAATGGGAAATGCTGGATGATAAAACATACAGTATGTTGATCCAAGTGCTGTTTTTATTATATCTGTCATGTTAATATTTACTTGTAAATACAGGCCATGATTGAAATACACGGTCCTACTTACACCTACTCTGGCGAGATTCTGTCCAGCCCCGAAATTATTTTGGTTCGTGACCACCACTATAGTCCCGACGAACACTGTTATCATGTGGAAAAATTATTGGAAAACAGTTCATGTGATCCGCAACAGCATCTGTTGGTATTTGATCATGTGACAGTACAAGAAGGATTAACTGAATATCCGTATGTTTGTTTACCTATGTTTTTGGCCCGAGAAAATAAAGAATTTATACATCAAGACATACAACCAGATTGGAGCCGTAAAACAGCTACATTCAACTTTATGATCAACAAACCCAGATCCAACAGACGTCGATTGTTGGCATTAATCGAACAACATAAATTAACCAATTATTGTCATTCTCTTGCGTGGAAAACAAATGACATTAATACCATACCTGTAACCAACTATGTCTTTGGCCCCGAAGTTGCGATGGACCAAGGAGTTCGTAACGGTTCATTTAAAAATGCACACACCTATAATAAATTGTTGCAGAAAACAGTGTTTGAACCCACTTGTATTTCTTTAATAACTGAACCTGCGTATTATGAAAAAGAAACCATAGTAACAGAAAAGACACTGATGGCATTATACGCAGGAACTATTCCAATGTGGGTCGGCGGTTGGCGCATAGCAGATTATATGGCCAGCATGGGATTTGATGTGTTTGATGATGTTGTTGATCACAGTTACCAAACAGAGTTGGATCCTGGTCGCAGATGTGATCTTGCAGTGGAACTTAATCTTGGATTGCTGACCAACTTTGATCTGGCACACCGCAGTCTTAATTTAGTACGTCTACAGCACAATTATGATCTGTTGCAACAAAATGTGTTTTTAAAAGATGTGTTAGAAAAAGCCCGACAGCGACCAGAGTTGCAGTCAATAGTTGCGCAGGAACTTTTCTAAATCACCATACAGTTGTGCCATGACTGCTTCACGACTGCCAAACATATAAACACCGGTTGGAATACGTTTGTCTATTCTAATGTAATACGGACTTTGCAGTTTACGGTCAAGAGTTAACACAATGCGTCGGTTGCCCGGTGTTGGTTTAATTTCTAGTTCATAATGTGCCAGATCTAACACACGACTGAATACATAAAATCCATGTTCGGTAAGACGCAGGCCACCAGTCTTGCGAATGTTTGCCCACCAAGTCTTAACAGCAACTTCAACGGGCTCGGCAAATTCTTCTGGCAGATTGGCCACCAGTGCTTGGGTTAATTTTAGTTTATCACGCACCACTGGGCTGAACTGTGTCGCCCTGGGTCAACAATACCACAGTGAACTTGTCGGTCTTGAACTGTGCGTTTAGTTTCTTTGAAAGATTGTGTGCATGGCCGGGATTGGAGAAACTGACTTTCTTGTACTTGGGCCCAGGGTGTTGCACTAACATGTTGCTGGTTTTGAGATTGATAGGAGAGTTGTTGTAGAACACAGCCCACACTCCTGCTGACGATAAAACCTGTTCAGTTTTGTACGTGGTTTTGTTTGTCAGTTCTAGAATAACTTTGGGTTTTGGTCTTGACATTCATTAAACTCCTACATTTATTTATGACAAATATAGGGACTTTTTAAAATGCTCCGCCCTTCATTTCCACTGTGATTTCGCTTTCTTGTGCGGCATTTACAGCAGATTCTCTTGCAGCCTGTAGTGCGATCAACAGCCTGGTAAGGTCAGCATGCAGGTCCTTGGCATCTTTAATGGGCATGGTAAAGTCTCTGGCACCACGTGCTTCAAAGCCTTGAAGGCGTTCAATAAATTTTTGTATGTGTATCATCTTGTCAAGTATCCTTTTAAGTCTGGCGGAGTCCATCCCACTGGCTTGAGCACTTTACCATCTTCGCGTTTACGCACCCGGCCTGTTTCGTGATCAATCTTGGCAAAGTTGGTTGCCATAACTTCTTTCCAGGCACCCTCGGCATCAAATCCTGCTGAATGAATGGCACCAATTGTAACAACCAATATATCGATCAGCGCATCCAGTTGTTCAGTCAAGTCATCGGCTTCAACTGCTTCTTGCAGTTCTCGATGCTCTTCGTCTATTAGACTCAAATACATTTTATATTGTGAAATAGAGTAGGCATCAACCTTTTGGTCACAGGCCTTCATGAACTTTTCTTGATCTCGGAATGGATTTGTCATAGTGTCACTTGTTCTTTGTTCTTAAACGGGCCTTGGTAAGGATAGCGTTGTAGTGCAATCAGTTTGGGATCCTGAATGATCTTCCAATTTCGTCCACGCTTGATAGAATACCATCCTGCGGCAAACCAACTTTTGCTTTTGGCAGTCTTGGTATAAATTGGCAAGTGATGCACCACGTCCCACACAGGATTATAACAACGACCTGCTACCGGATACCCGTGTACCACGGTATTGTCAGGTTTGGATGTTGTTTCTTCTTTGGCAAATACAATGTTTGATTCTTTGGCTGCAAGTTTGATTGTTTTAAATTGCTTTACTTGATTGTTGATACGAACTTGATATCCGCCATTCCATGCTTCGATGTTGCCAACTTTGCGATCATCTTCTTGTAAGATCCAAAACTGTTTGTCTGCTACGACTTTAGCTACTAACATTTAAAACTCCTTTGTATGTTTCATTTAACCAACGGCCAAACCCTTCAGCATTTTCACTACACCGTACTAGATCATACTTGCCGCAAAATTGCATAAACCTTACGCCCACCTGTCCGATATCCTTGTGCGAGATCTGTTCAATGATAGCAAGATCCACTGTGTCTTTTACTGCCTGTGGTTGATGTGTAAGATCAATCAACTGACGATTGCGTTCATAGTCATCCAACACACGGTGTTCTTCACCGTTATGGTCGGTCCATCTTTGCAACATCATGTTGTTCCAGTTGTAGCCTTTGGTTGTACGGTCTGCAAATGCTTCTTGTAGACCCACCTTGTTCTTGGTGCCTTTTGTTCGCACACCAGGAAATGCACTAAACACATTGTCGCTGGTATCGCCACGCATACATTTTTCGAACAACAACCATGCAGGATCAGGAATCTGTTTGGGTTCCTTGGTCTTCTTATCAACTACAGGTCGACCTTTGGCATCATAGATGCCTTCGGTGGTGATAAGTTCGTCTGTGATACCATTGTATTGTTTTACGTTTGCGGCCAGCAACTGCACAAAATCTGTGTCGCTACTGATCACAATGTGTTCGTCTTGGGGATGTAGAGCAATCCAGCGGGCAATAATGTCATCGCCCTCTGCAGTGGGACATCGAATCACACTGCAATTGGTTCTTTCTGACAAGTATTTAGTCAAATTATCATACGTTTCCCAGAACATTTTATCTTCTTCTGCTTCTGTTTCTGTAAGCGCGGCACGGGCTACAGCACGGTTTGCTTTGTAGGGTTTGTAGTGATCTTTGCGCCAGCTACGTCCCTCCAGTGCAAAAACAACATGGTCTGCTTCAAAACGTTTAACAACCTTGTTGGCACTCATCAGCGTTGTGTGCAGTGCTACTCCAACTTTTTCCCATGGATCTGACGCACGAAATGCAGTGTGCCTTGCACGAAAAAACATATTAGCTGTGTCAATTAACACATAACGCATAGAGAACCTTAGACTTTGTTGTGGGTATTGATATATTGTAACATAAAACGATTCCAAAAGCTATGGCCATCCTTGCCAAAATGCCAAGAATTGGGTGCAACTGTTTCTATTCCAGCGGCTCTGATTCGAGCATTGTATGTGCCTTCTGAGTTGTATGGGTCAATATAACTGTTGCCCCATTTTTTTGATTTCTTAATGCTACTAAAATCATTATTACCATTGAAGAAGATATGATTAACGCCCAGTTTGTTTAGTTCGGTATGTAACTGCCAAATTTCATCGTGCGCTTGTTGGGTCTTTTCTTTCCAATCTACTCCAACCACAAACTCTTTGTAGCGTTGTTTATGCTCGTCGGGGACATCATCCTGGCCACTGGCACCAATTTGATAATACACCCCATCAATCAGCCACTCTTCTCGTTCCCAGGTGCTCCATTGTATTACCATTAGCACTTCTTCGACATGATGTATTTTTTTTAACCAATCTCTGGTTGTGCGTAAAATTCTAGTGTTACTACTGGCACTTTCAGCATCACAGTGAAAACTGGCTCGTAGTGCATCGCTTAATCGCCTGCCCCAACTCACTGCTAAGTTTTCTGGATGCGGAGCACGACCCATGTAAAACAACTGTCCATCGTCCATGGCAAATGCATGCGGATTAACTGCTTCGGCAGCCGCAGTTCC